CGGCATCTCCCTGAATATGACCAAGCATGAGACCATCGAGTTACTGGACAAAATCGAGCCGGGCATTGACCACACCTCCCTGAAGGGAAAGGAACTGCTGGCAAAGAAAAAGCAGTACGGAATCGGCGTCCTGAAAAACAAGCAGCAGCTCGTTGAGGCACTCCAGAAAAAGGCCGGAACGGATCTGGCGGAATCAGCCAAAAAGAAAGCCGCCGATGAAGCCAAACAGCTTCTGGTGAAAAAACAGAAAGAGCTGGTCGAAAAGGCTGCGGCCGGAGTTCAGCTGCCGGAATCCCCGTTGGACTACACAAGTTTTATCAGCCAGGTATCTGATGCGGAAAAAGCTCTGGCATCGGCGAAGGAGCTGCCTCAGGAGTTTCTTGCCGGGCACGCCAAGGAAATCGCTCTCAAAAAGCAGCTCTTTCAGGAGCAAATATCCAAACTCAAGTCCTCGGAGCTTAAATCCATCGCCAAGGATTCGCAGCTCAAACACTGGCAATGGGCAAGCAAGGATGACCTCGTCACGCTCTTTACTGAAACTGACCCCGGGAAGATCGGAGAAGCGCAATCCAATATCGAGAGTAAATGGCAGAAATGGGCTGAAAAGCATGGCGGCAAAAAAGCGAAGACGGCTCCTGCAAAAGAGAAAAAACCAGCGCCTAAACCATCTGTTGAACCCAAAGCCAAACCACCGTCCTTTGCCAAGAAAGGTGCTGAATTTGAAACTGCCGATCAGAAATGGAATGAAAAATCAGCGACCGGAAAATTCAATAAGTCAGGCAAGGCCAATGTCGGCGGAGCGCATGAAAAAGAGTTCTGGACCGATGAGAATGGCGACAAATGGCTGTTCAAACCGGCCAAGAATTCCAAGGATAACTTCATCGCTCATGGTGAGGAAGCCGCATACAAAATCGGGCGTCTGATCGACCCGGATGCAATCGAGGTTCGAAATATCCAGTTGAACGGAAGGACCGGTTCCATTCAGAAATGGCGCACGGACCTGAAGTCAGAAATCGACTTCAGAAACATACTGCCGGAGGATCTGACCACCGTTGAGCTTGAACAGCTGCAGCGGGAACATGTTATCGACTGGCTTATCGCCAACCACGACGGTCACTCCAAACAGTTCATCCGTGGAAGAAACGGTCATGTATATGGCATCGACAAGGGGCAGGCATTCAAACACCTCGGCAAGGACAACCTTTCTCTGGATTACCATCCCAACAGCGCCTTTGGTGAAGAAGAGCCTTTTTACAATAAGGTTTTTCGGGCAGCCAAGGACGGTAAGGTCAACTTCGATCCTCAGGTCACCCTGAAATACATTCAGGAGGTCGAGAAGATATCCGACGACACATATCTCGATATCATCCGGCCCTATGCCGAGGGGCGTTTCGGAAAAGACAAAATCGGGCTGGATAAATTCTATGAGCAGGCGCTTCAGCGCAAACATGATCTGCGGAAGGGTTTCGAGCGCTATTACGGGGATGTTTTAGGTCGGAAAGACTTCAGTTTCTCATCACTGCAGACCAAACCCGGGATCAAAAAGCTGCTGCAGGATGCGGATGAAAAAATCATTGATGACGCCGGTAAACTCGGATGGCAGGGAAAAACACTGCCGTTTGACAGTGGCGATGTCGAAGACCAGAACGCGCTGATATTCACAGAGACCTTCAAAGGCAAACAACGCACCGTTGTCAAAATGAAGATCCGCCCGGATACGGATTCCAAAATCACCGCTCTGCTTCGGGAGCAGCTGGATCTTGTCGAAATCAAGAAAGGCCAGCCTCTGCAGGACGACACCTTTTTCCCGACCATTCTGGAAGCCGTCAAGAACGTCAACTTTCATGTCGGTGACGGAAACTATAACCGGACCAAGTTGGCGAAAGCGGAGAAGCTTCGAACCCGTTTGCTGGTGCTTGCCCGCAGCAAAGATCCGGAAGTCAAAAAGATGGCTGACAGCTACATCAAATGGTTGGATGAAATCAAAGAGGCGGTCGACTGGGACCGCGCCACCAATGGTGTCTTCGAACAATACCTTCCTGAACTGCCGAAGCAGGCCAAGCCAAAGAAACCGGATTTCAAGGTTACCAGAGGCAAGGTCACTCACACCAAAAGGCGCATCAGCGGCGGCAAGATAACCGTCGAAATGGATGATGTTGATAATTACGGCATGTTCAACCGGGATTCGAGGATGCAGGACGGCCTCCAATTCACCGCCGAGTTTGATGACGGCACGCGTCTGAAATACCGCCCATGGGATAATACAAACCTTTATGCCCAGCGAGGTGAGCTGGAGATTGTCATCGATGGTGATGCCAGCGGCAAGAAGGTCGAAGCTCTGATGACCAAACTGGATAAACTCGGCATCGATGCACGGATTTCTTCACCCGAGAACGCCGAGCAGATGTATCTGGAAAAGATGGCCTACATCCGGAAAGTGGACCACACCGCAGAATACAAGCGGCTTCAAAAAAGGCTCGATGACCGCGATGCATCAGTCAATGAACGGGTCCAGACTCTTCGTGGTTACTGGCAGAAGGAACTGAATGTAGATGATATCACAAAGCTGCCGGATTATGACCCGATGGGTGCGTATCAGGCCGGGTTTCTCGATCGCGGCCTAAAAGGAGGATACCGCCACCAGTACCGGTTCGACATCACTGAAGAGGATCTGGAAAAAAAGATGAAGGATTACTCTCTGGTTCACCGCCTGACCAACAATGAAGGCATGTCCGATTTCGTTGAAACCATCCTTGAAAACAATGGCGCTATGGTCAGCACGGTTGAAAAGATGCGTATGGGAGTTCCTCCCGGCGGTATGTCCCCGGTGGCGGACATGCAGACAGGCGGAGCCAGTTATTTCTTTACCCGGATTCAGAAAAAACCAACCCGCGACGCCCCTCCGGCACTGTATTTCAAAAAGAGCATGTTACGGCGCATGGATGCGATCAGCTACAGCCACGATGCCTTCGGCAAGGTGGTGGATGATTATGTCCGGAAGAACCGGGGTAACAATATCGACGACTGGAAAAACTTTTCGGGCAAAAGCGGCAATGAGACCATCTTCAAGTATTCGGTGACGCTGCTGGATAACATCGAATACATCGTCGCTAATTCAGCCGCCGAGCGTCAGAAGATTATCAAGAGCTTCACCACCCGTGGGATCAAGAAGCTGCCCGACGGCCGCAAGATAGAAGACATCATTCATACATCGAGCACATGGAACACGAGGAAATGATATGGAAAACATAATTGCAGAGCAAAAATCTCGCATCCAGAAGCAGTTTCATTGGCTCAATGAGCGCGGCTGCCGCTTGCAGATCCGGGAACGTGGCGGTGAAAACTTTATCGACACCATTACCGCAGAACTGACGGTTACAAGGATTGCACCACACTTCGATGCTTCAGGAAAAATCATCCGAACGGACTTCTGGTTGCTATGGAAGGAGCTCGGTTATCAGGAAGGTTTCAATTACAGCCATACGATCAAGGTCGTCAATGTGTCCGTGGACGACACGCTGACAGCGCAATCAGGTGGATCTGAAGTCAATGCTTGGCTGATTGTCGAGCTGACCGATGATCTGGACCGCATTTACCACCTTGAAATGATCGAACCCGTTTCCGAACCGGCGCATGCCAAGCAGTGGGAGGCATGGCTGGCATTCAGAAAAAACAACCGGGACCTGTTTCAACGCATCGATTCCGAGATTCTTGTCGAACACATCAAGATTGCGGAGGACTGGCAATGAAGCTGAGATACGTGATTGATTCTATCCTCGTTGATCCCAAAGCGGCAATTCCGGAATATCGGCCTGCCGGTGTTTGGGTGCAAGGTCCTGGCCCGGGCCTCGATATTGAAATGTTCTATCCGGATTCCACCCGAGGCGACATTCAGGATCGTCGTGAGCAGGCTGACTGGGTTATCAATCGTCTGGTTGAAAGCGGTGTTTTAACCCTCCCGGACGATTTTCTGGAGTATCACCGCCAGAGCCGATCTCCCTACGACGGCGCGTTTTCCGAACCGGTCGAAACAGAGAAATACCCGTCCATAACTGCCTGCGGGCTTGCTGTTTTGCAATCTTTGAAGATTCCCGCCTAAAAAAGCAGACGCCTTTCCGACACATTTCAAAGCCTTCCGGTAAGTAATCGCTGAAACCTCCCGCTCGCCCGGTGCGATCGGGGCAAATAACAGTGATTTAACCGGAGAATTTGATGGAAATGTTTGCCACTGACCTGGAAAGGCTGGCGTTCCTCCTTGAGGCAGATGCGGCGCTCGCTATCGATCCCGACGAGCTCGGGACCGATGCAGCCGAACAGAAGGCTCCTGAAGAGCAGCCCCCGGAGAAACGCCCCAAGTACATCACCAATTACATCGGCAGCAAACAGAAACTGGTCGACTGGATCTGGCGTAACACCCCGGACGGAGTTTCCTCTGTTCTGGATGCCTTTTCCGGCTCGGCCGTTGTTGCTTACATGTACAAATCCAAAGGGCTGCGAGTTTTTGCCAATGACCGTCTTCGCTACAGTCACCACGCAGCCAAAGCCATTATCGAAAACAGCTCGACGAGGCTGTCCGAGGCAGAGATCGAAAAACTGCTGGCGGACAACCCCAAAGCCAAAACCTTTGTTCAGGATAATTTCAAAGGGATCTTCTTTGCCAAAGGTGTCCACGCACTCATCGACTCGCTGAGAGCCAATTGCGACGATCTGTCCGGTTACAAAAAGGACATCGCGTTGTTTGCTCTCGGCAAAACCTGCATGAGCGGCAAAGGCGGGTTTGGCCACTTCTCGTCTTCCACCGACTATGGGAAACGTCAGGACACGCCTGAAGAATTCAAAAAGCGCCTGAAAGCGAATATCGAACGGATCAACGCCCTGATATTCGACAACGGCAAGGAGAACAAAGCCTATCGCGGGGATGTTAACGAGATCCTTCCCAAGGTGAAGGCTGACCTCGCTTATTTTGATCCGCCGTATGCCACCGAGTTTTCGACCACCAATTACGAGAAAGCCTATCACTTTGTCGAAGGGCTGATGACCTATTGGGATGGCCTGACCATCAAGGCGGACACCAAGGTCAAAAACTACGAAACCAGCCATGTGACTGTGACCAAGGGCAACGCCTCCGACTTCTTTCAGGAGTTTCTCGGTAATGCCACCCATATCCCACACTGGCTTATCTCATACCGCGACCACGCCTATCCAAACGAACAGCAGATGAAAAAGATCATCGGCGGTCTGGGGCGTCAAAGCCGGATGAAGACCAAGGATCATAAGTATTCGATCACCTCCAAGCATGGCGAAGCGTCCAGCGCCAAGGAGCGTCTTTTCGTTTGCCTGAAAGGTAACCAGTCCCATGCGGATACCGATCAGGCGGCAAAACCTGTTCCGATGGCTGCCGCAGCCAATATCCATACATCCATCCCGGTGGAACTCTGTCTCGATGAAAATGCGGGGCTGAACGCCGAAGCGATGAGCGGAGGTCTCCCGGGTGATCCGCAGTTTACCTTCATCCTCTGCCGAACCGGCACCAATCGGAATGGTGACCATTTCACCGCTGAAGAGCTGGCCACGAGGCACATGACCGTCATCAACAAGAAAGTCGACCTGCAGCACTCGCAGGAGTTTGGCGACATCGTCGGTGGAATTGTGGCGGCTGACTATCTGGAAGATGAAATCGGCGGCCGGGTCGAATGCGTGGGTGAGCTCTATACCGGAGACACGCCCAATGCCCAGCTGGCCTACAAGCTCATGAAGCGAGGCATCATCACGCAGGTATCGATGGAGTGTGATTACGAAGAAGGTGAATGCTCCGTCTGCCACAAGCGCTTCAAGAACAAAGCCGATTACTGCACTCACCTCAGAAAATTTAAAGGCCGTGAACTCGATGGGGAACCCGTCTTCGAGATTCTTCACGGCGTGACTTTTACGGGCCTGGGCCTGCTGGACCGCAAAGGGGCAGATGAAAATGCCCGCATTCTGCAGGTGGCGTCGGTTCAGGAACCATCTGTTGAACACCAACCCAAAGGAGATCCAACTATGGACGAAAAAACCAAGAAACCAGATGAGTCGTCCGCCGACGCCGCTAAGAAAAAACAGGAACGGCAGGAAGACAATCCGGCTCCCGGAGGCGAGCTGGAAAAGGAAAACCGCCAGCTGAAAGCTCAGGTGGCCGAACTTCAGAAACGCATTCAGGAACTGGAAGCCGAACAGAAGGCTGCCGCTTCGAAAGCCCGCGCCCACAAGCTGATTTCAAAGCTCGAAAAGCAAGGCATGGATTTCGGCGAAGACCGCGACACGGAACTCAAGCGTCTGGCGGAATTGTCGGATGACGCTTTTGCCGCCACCGAAGCCGCCTATGAAAAGATGGCCAAAAGCCAGAAGGCGGATGCCAAGGCTCAGCCGGAACCGGAAAAGGAGCCTGACAAGCAGAAGTCCAAAGCATCGAGCGAAACACCCATGCGCAGTTCAGCCGGGGTGAGACCGCACGACGTGGATGACCGCAAGCTCTCCCTCGAGGATCGCCTGCGCAGCGGCTTCATGGCTGCCTACAACAACCGTGTCGGTAACGAATCGAACGAAACCGTGGAAATCAACTAACAAGGAGAAGAGCTATGTCTTTTATCAATCCATGTCACAGGGGCCTCGCTTACGGTGACGGCTATATGCAAGGCGATGGCCAGCTTGGCCATCTGGTGAGTCTGGCGGGAAACGATCTGTTTTCTGTCAACACCGATCCGGAGGTCCGTTCTTTCGGCATCCTGATCAAGGATTACGCAGGCGGTGAAATGCCCGGCATTTACTGCAACGGCGGTGTGTACGAAACGGACGTCTTCGAAGGGACGATCAATCCCGGGGACGACCTGAAGGTATCGGGCACCGGTAAGTTGACCGGCGGAAATGTCGGGAATGACGAGTTTGTCATCGCTCAGGCCATTTCCGTCCAGAGCGGCGTTTTGAAATTCAAACTGCTTATTTAACCACAGGAGCTGTACACATGAAGAACAACCCAATGAACATTCACAGCCAGGAATACATGGAGACCATGGCAAGGCTCATGAGTGAAGCTCTTGAGTCCCCGGAAGGGATGCAGGCGTTGGCTGCTGCAATTGCCGCTCCGATCGAACAGGAGATCCGGCGCAAGGAAATCTCCTCGCTGCTGCTGACCAAACACACGCTGCCCAAGGGTGAACGTCCGCTTTACCAGAAAAAGCCGACCGTTAAAGCACACTGGATCAGCAAGGACGGTGAAGCGCAGGAACAGGAGATCGGCAAGGATGAAGTCGAGTTTCCGACCAACCGCATCCACTCCAACCCGATGGTGGATATCTCCGTCCTCAAGAACGGCAACATCGGCACGCTGATGGATATCCAGACCAGTGCCTCGGACGCCATTCGAAAAGAGATGGACCGCAGAACCATCTCTGTCTTGTCGGCTGCGGTTCCGGCTGCCAACACCGTTGAAGTGGCCGGAAACACGTTGACTGAGGAGGCTCTTAACGAGGCGATCTCCATCATCGAGGATCTCGAGTTGTCGGTGAAGTATATCGTCATGCGTGGTCGCCGTTTCAATGATCTGCGCGGCTGGGATCTAGACCCTCAGACCAAGCTGGAGCTGCGTCAGAAAGGCGTGGTCAAAAACTATGGCACCGGCGGCATTCTGCTGACGGCATCCATGCCTCTCGATGAAATCCTGATCATTCCGGATGAAGAAGTGGGCAAAATGCCGGTCCGTGAGAAGCTCAAGGCTGAATCCATCGACCAGAAGACCCGCTTCAAAACCGGCTGGCTGGTATGGTCTGAAATCGGTCAGGGCATTACCCGCCCGGACGTTCTGGCCCGAGTGAAACTTGGTGTTTAATGCCGAAGGAGGAATCATGTTGACGATAAAAAATGTCCGTCCCGGCATTCTCATCATCCCGGATGCCGCGCTGAAGCTGTTTCCCGGAGAGGTTACACCTGTTGAAGAGCAGACCGACCAGATCAAACACTGCCTGCAAACCGGAGTGGTGATTCAGGTCGACAAGGAGAAAGCAGGCAATGCTTCCTCTCAGGGCAAGCAGGATCAGGATGATGATCTGAGTAAGCTCAACGCGACCGATGCCATATCCAAGGTTAATGAAGAAGCCGACCCGGCCAAACTCAAAGGCTATATGGAAGGTGAAAAACGCAGAACCGTCATCGACGCGCTGAAGAACCGTCTTGCGGAGGTTGACGTTGACGCTTCCTGAGCTCATAGCCGACTTGCGCATCGATCTGTCCGATCCGGATGCGTCTCTCTTTGTTGATTCAACACTGGAGAGATGCGTCCGGAAGGCGGTTTTTAAACTGTCCCGGGATGCGGAGATTACGCTGACCATCGAGGGCGAGCAGATTCTGCCGGACATTAGCGGTGAACTCAGGGAGTTGCTTCTGCTGCTTGGGCAGATACATGCCTGTCAGGTGATGCGCTCTGCCACCGCCAATGCTTTCTCGTTTTCCAGCGGCGACAAACGGGTCGACAAATCCAAGCAGCCTGAACATTGGGCCAAGCTCGAAGTGGATCTGCTGGATGAATACCGCAAAAGGCTCGCCGCATTGAAGCCGGGAACCGAGGTCAACGAGGATGGCTATATCATCACCCCCGGCGGCCTGACTCCTGTGATTTACGAACAGGGAATCTGCCTTGAAGAGGATTGCTGATGCTTTTGACAGATCGGGAAAAAGAACAGGCCGTGAAGGATGTCAGAGAGTTGATTGTATCCTCCGGCATCACTGCCACAGTGCTGCGCATTGTTCCCGGTGAAAATCTGTATGGAAGCGACGATCAGGAATACAGTCCAATAGGCTCGATCCCCGTGGAAATAGTCCACACACCTCCGGAAGATCTCGCCGGAAAAATCGATGCCACCATCTCTGTTCTGCCGGAAGCTGACGTGCTCCCGGAGGACAGGCTCCAGATAGAGACAATCACATACAGAATACAGACACTCGAAGAAGAACACTTCTTTGGAGTCATTACCCACCAATCCATCAAGCTGGTGAAGATCCATGGGCGCTAAGCGGACCGGCGACTGGAACAAGGCCAAAGCAAAGCTGAATGGCACCCTTGGTCCCCGGATCGCCATGGCCCTTCAGCAGGCGACCATCCGCAATGCCCTGTTTCTTGTTCGGGAGATTCAGCGTGGTATCCGCAATCAGGCCCCCGGCGGACAGGCTTTCGCCAAGCTGGCCGACAGCACCATTGAGCGTAAGGGTTCCAGCAAGGCGCTTATCGACACCGGATTTCTGATCAATTCCATCACCCAGAAGATCATGGCGGACAAGGCATTTGTCGGTCTTCTCCGTGGAACCGTCAACAAGGACGGTGAAAGCATGGTGAATATCGGGGCTGTCATGGAATACGGGGCCACCATCAACCATCCGAACGGGGCGACCATTATCATCCCGGCCAGACCCTTTCTTCATCCCGTCATGCAGAAATACCGCAAAGAGATTGAGCAAAATTATCGCACAGCTCTGAAAGGCATTCTCTGATCCGACACATCCGCAGCGCTTCCGGTAAGTAATCTGGCAGAAACAACCGGAGGCTACCGTGAGCACAATACGAACCGTTACAGAAACACTGATCAGGCAGGTCAAGGCCGACATCCACCCGGATGCCGTGCTGGTGCTGGCTGATGATGTTTTTGAAGTTCAGCGCACGCCCAGCGTCATTCTGCAGGGGCCGCGAGTCAGCGAAAATAAACTGCGCCGCAGCCAAAGTCGCCTGATTGAAAAGGACGTGGACGCTCTGTCGTTCGAGGAGTGTTCTTTCCCGCGTCTCTATCATCTCGACTTTGACCTGATTGTGACGGTGGACCGTGAGGTTGAACTCCTTGATTTTCAAGAGTCGGTCTCCCGCTTTGTCCAGCGCAATCCCGTTTTGACCATTACGGATCAGGGACAGCTCAATCTGACGGAGATCGCTCCGCTGGGCGGCCTGAACCGGGTCAACCTTTCCAATCTGAAGCAAAGCTCCGGACGCATCCGCGTTGAAGACTGTCCTGTTTACGATGGCGAAATCCAAAACGGCCATCTGATCAAGGACCGAACTTTCCAGTTTCACGGCAGCGTGAATGAAGAACGAACCTATGAACCCAAAGGAGATGAACAGTGATTGAAATCAGAAACCTTCAGTTTCAACCGCTCACCTTCAATCTGGCCGGAGACAGAACATTGCATCTCGGCCCGCGTGAGCGCACCTCGATTCCACAAAAGGATATCTCACCAGAAATCACGCTTGCTGAAAAACGCGGCTTGGTGGGCCTTTCAAAACCGGAAGAGAAAAAGCCCTCCGTTTCAGATGAGACGGCTGAAACCACCGAACCCAAAACCACCAAACGGAGGAAATAACGATGCCAGCATATCTATCTCCCGGCATTTACACCCGGGAAACCGACTTCAGCTTTTATGTGAAGCAGATCTCCACCTCGGCGGCTGCCATGGTGGGCATCACCGAAAAAGGCCCGGTCAACAAACCGGTGCTGGTTACGAGCTGGGAGCAGTTCATCAATAAATTCGGCTCCTACATCAACGAAGGATACCTGGCTTATGCGGCCAGAGCCTTTTTCGACAATGGAGGATCGATTCTCTATGTCTGCCGTGTTGCCCACTACACCGATATCACCGACAAAAGCACGCTGAGTGCTGTTAACTCGGTTGCCGTTCTTTCCAATCGGGGGGCAACGCCTGAGCTTACATTGCAAGTGAACGCAGCCAACCCCGGAACATGGGGCGACCGTATTTCCGTGACGGTCGAGGACGGCTCTCTGGACCCGGCCAACGCCTTCAATCTTGTTGTCAAACACAAGGACAACATCGTCGAGGTGTTCAAAGACCTATCTATGGATGAGACGTCGGCCAATCATGTGGAACTTATGGTCAATGAGGTCTCAGATTACATCACTGTCAGCGACCTTTCTCCGAGCACCGGGACGGCCGAGGACAGGCCAGCCAACGGCACCTATCAGCTTATCGGCGGCGACAACGGCCTCACCGGTGTGACCGATTCAGATTATATCGGCGACCCGTCCCAGCATACCGGGCTCTATGCCTTCGATGAGATCGATGCGCTGAACCTGCTCATGGTCCCCGGTGTTACAACCGTCCCGGTCATCAATGCCGGAATCACCTATGCGGAGAACCGCAAGGACCTGCTATTCATTGCCGACACGCCGTTCATGCTTGAACCGCTGGAGGTCGTTGACTTCAGGAAGGGTCAGGGAACCTACACACACGCGGCCTTCAACTCGTCTTACGCGGCTCTCTATTACCCGTGGCTGGAAATCAGCGATCCCATCACCGCCCGCAAGAAATACATCCCTCCCTGTGGCGCTGTAGCCGGGTGCTGTGCCCGAAGCGACCAGAAGACCTACGTCTGGTGGGCTCCGGCTGGAATCGATCGTGGCCGCATCTTCAACGCGGTATCGGTCGCCTACAAGACCAGCCGTGGCGAACGCGATGTGCTCTATCCCGAAGGGGTCAATGTCATTGCTGTTTTCCCGGACACCGGCATCAACATCTGGGGCCAGAAAACGCTCCAGAGTCAGCCTTCAGCGGTGGATCGAATCAATGTCCGTCGTCTGATGATGTATATGGAGGAAGCCATTTCCGAGTCATCCCGTTTTGTGGTGTTCGAACCGAACAATCCGCAGACATGGCGGGCTCTTGGTCGTCTGATCAATCCCTTTCTGCAGGACATCAAGGAGAAAGGCGGCCTCTATGACTACGCCTTCCAGTGTGATGAGGAAACCAACACTCCGGCGGTTATCGATCGAAATGAAATGATTGCCCGGGTGTTCGTCAAGCCGACCAAAACAGCGGAATTCATCGAACTGAATTTCATCCTGACCGGCACCGGCGCGGACTTCAGTGAAATCATTTAATCAGGAGATACAACCATGAGAAGTGGAAATATGCCCAAGAGCCTTTACCAGAACTGGCAGTTTGCCATCGAGGTGAACGGCTTTGACGTGGCCCTGTTTCACAAAGTGTTGTTTTGCATTTTAAATTGTGTTAATTTCGTGAATTATTTTGGATTGAACTTTATTTTGACTAATTTTAAAAATTATTTTGAAAAAAAAAAGCGGGTTTCAGCCCGCTTTCACTTCTTTTATAGCTCTGATTAGCTTTATATAAGTTCTGTAGCCGCCAGTCTTACATGCTCTGCTGTTACCATTCTTGACTTTTTAAAAGCTGCAGCCAGTAATGCCCCTCTTGCCAGCATATTCGCTTTTCTCAGTATTCCGCCTGAACCTTGATGAATTGCCATGACAGAAGCTTCATTATAAA